CCAGCAGGTAGGGGGTGGTTTCGGTTCGAGCGCTACTCGAACGCGACGAAATCGCACCCATGCGAAAAGGCATCGCCCCCCAGGGACCGCAAGGGCCCTGCGTCCGGGATCGCACATCCCAGAAGTTTCCTTTGTTTAAAGGCTCGGACATTGTCGATGATCCGTGCGGCCACGGACCCATCTCCTGGCGGCAGCTCTTCCGGCACTGCCTGAGCCTCGTCCTCTTTCAGTTTTTCTTTTGTCAACCACTCCCACTCGTCGGCGAGGACTTTCAGGATATTGTCTTCCGCGAGTGGTTTTTCTCTTCTGAGGGCACGCTGGATCGTGTTCTGCCCCCACTTGATCTCGGGTGCACGCCGCACAGACTTTTGCGGTGAATAACCCTGAGATCGCAGCCTGTCTCTCCTTCGATGGATTGACGCAATCTCTTCCTCGCGAGTAAGCGAGTACCCTGCAGGCTTGGGTACAACGGGGAAGGGATTGGGGGGATTTTGCCGTCCCGTGGGGACAGCCGTGAAGGCAGCCCGTACATGCCGCGAGTAACAGCACCGATAAAAGTGCTTCGGCAATGGGCCTTGAAGTTTCACTTCGCACTCAGCGATGGACTTGAACCATCGACGCAAAAAGAGTGCGAAGTTACGCTTCTTGACAAGCGAATCCGCGAGAAAACCGACCGGATCCGTCACCTCCCGGCTCCTTAAAAGGACGCCCACATTCGTTTTCTTTACCTTCTGCCCCCGAAAAAACGGCGTAGAGTTAATCTCCGCCCAATCGGGGCACACGATCGTTTTTTCCTCGTTCAACACAAGGCCTGCTAAAGCCCCGTGTCGGAGGATACCGGCACGAATACAGAGAGAACTGTCAAACTCTCTGAATAGAAGGTCATCGCCGTTGACGAGGCAGCGATGCTCCTGGAATTGCTTCCAGGAGATTTTACCCGTCTCGAGGAGATCTGCGAGTGAGAGGTCGACAACCGCCTTGTTGATCAGACAAAGCAGCGGAAAGCTCATGGGGCTTCCCATCGGCTGGCCGAAGCCAACTGCGTCGCCCGGATCGAATGATAAGTTTGCAAGCACGTCAAGTGCTTCAGATTCGTCCGGAGTCAACTCCCGACTCTTCTCCTTCAAGACCTCGACCATTGCCCTCACATATGGGGTCTTAATGTTATCAGTGGCACTTTTGTAGTCAACGGAAACAAACTTTCCGGGTGCCAAATGGTCGAGCCTCCTGACTTGCTCATCGGTTGGGCTACCGACAAGAAGCCAACCTCCCCTGCGTAGATTCGCATACAGAGAGTGGTGCAAGGGTGTCAATAACTCGACGTTACGTGAGGAGTACAACGTAACGACCCTTGGTTTTCCGGCTGAGTAGACAAGCTCAGTCCGGCAGAAACGGGAAAAGGCCTCAACTCGCCAATTCCCCCCATCTCTCCGCGTGTGATGAAGCGAACCGTGGCCGTTCGGAATGTACGGCCCCTTCCGCAGGTCCCAGCCGGTAGGAACTAGCATACCTACCGCGCGTTTAAAGCGCCCGATGTGCTCAACATCGACGCCAGCTGGTCTGGACCTCTCTTCTTTGTATTTCCTCAGTATCTCAG